GCCTTGATAGCCGCCGAGGTGAAACTGTTATTCTTCCACCACGCCCACAGAGCCGCTACGACGGTGAAGAGGTAGGAGAGACCTTCGGTAATCTCCTCCGCCTCGAACGGGAGCGGGCTCTTACCTGCGATGGTGAGTGCCTGATTCACAAGCGCGACGACCAGTACGATGGTACGAATGATGGTTTCCTTCTTGACTTGCATAAACTTACGCTCCTCTCTTCTCGGTAGGCAAAGCCATAAAACGGACGTGCAGGTCATCCATTACGCCGTTCGGGCCTTTGATAGCGTGGTACTGCTCCCACAAATTTTCAAAATTCTGCTTGGCGTAAATCGGTGCGTACCCCCGCTCCCCCCACTTGTTGTAGTCACTAATCATCTGGGCGCGGAGGAGGGCTTTTACACCCATCCTCACACCCTTAATCTGGTTGAGTAAATACTTGACTGCCGCCGCCAGAATGGCAGGAACGCCGAGGAGGCAGAGCCACTGGTAAAGGGTAATCTCGTTCAACGGTATCGTCCTCCCTTACGCGTAGGACAGCGTAAAGACCGCCGCCTCGTTTGTCACCATAACAGCGTACGTCTTTCTCAAAAGAGTACGCGCACCACTCGTAGTCTCTACCGACTGAGCGGTCGCGGCTTTAACACCGTTCCCCGACGAGTTAATGCTAAAAAAGTCGGACGTAAGGTACTGAATCTGTGCTGCCACCGTCACCGTACTGCCAACAGGCACTCGTACAGTAACCTCGCTACCATAGAACGACTGACCGACAACTTCGCCCTGTTCGGAGAAACACCACAAGGTCGCCTCGCCAACCGCTGACACGGGGAGATAGGACTCTCGCTCAAAATTAAACGTGACTGTTGCCCACTTAATGATGCCGTCGATTTCGGCGGGCATAGCGTCGAGCGTCAACCCTTCGGTCTTTCCCGTCTTAGCGCGGATAGCGTCGGCAATGGCTTTCAGCTTATCAGTAAGTGCCATTCTCAATCACCCCCATCAAGCCGTTGATGTAGAGCTTCGTGTCGGCTACATAACTGACCGTCATGTGCGCTCTTTCGCTGTTGTACACCACGGTAGTCGGGTAGAAATTGCGGAGCACAGCGAACTGGTCTGCGGAAAGTTCGGTCTCGACAGGCTCGGCAAGAATCGCATATAGGGCGAATGGATGCGCCGCCACCCACTCTTTTACCTCCGCGACAGTCGTATTTTCCCCGTTCACACCCAAAGAGTCGAAGCGGAAATATACATAGGTGGAGTTGTAATAAAATCCATTTTGCGCAAACGAATTATATACAGAGCCGATCGAACACAAACCCGAACCACCCGCTTTTAATCCCGAATACATAATTCGGAAATAACCGTTAAGTGTCTGATATTCTTCCGAGCCGTCAAATTCCAACCGTTCAACACGCCGCACATACTTCGCCTTGCCCGTCGCCGCGTCATACTCGATGCTGTCCGCGACCCACTGCTGACCGTTTTTGTCGGTATAGTTGCCGCCACTCGTGACAGGTACACCGTGCAGACCGTTCGGCGCGTTCACGATCGTTCTGAACGTCACGGGTTTAACTACCTCGCCGACGGTCAGCGTCGCCGCGTCGGTAAATACCGTGTTGCCGTTCGCGTCCGCAACCGCGCAACGGTACTTATAACCATTACGGTGCGATTCAACGGGCATGGAAAATACAGGAGTGTTGTACCCCGTCTGGCTACTATTCGCCCACGCAGACCCTTTGTTGTCCTGCCACTGCCACTGATACACCAACCCTGTGCCTGTTGCTTCGGTTCGGAACACCGCAATACCGCCAACGGGTGCGGTCACGTCCGCAGGATTCAGAATAAGCTGAATCGCGGGTGTAGTGTCACCTACCGTAGCCATCACTGTGTTGGTTCGCACCGTGTTTCCGTACACGTCCGTGATCAAGCAACGGTACAAATACCCGTTGTGATATGACCTCGCCGAAAGCGTCAGTGTGTCGGTTGGCCCACTCGCCATAGTGCTGTTCGACCAGTTTTTACCGCCATTCATGCTTACTTCCCACTGATAGGACAGATACTCACCTTCAGCCCGCGCCTTGAAAGTAAACGTGTCATTCGGTTTTCCCGTCGGCCCAACGGGCTGACCCGTGACGGTAATGGTCGGAGTCTTATCTGCCGTTACCACACCGACCTTGCCGTCCTCCGCGAGACTGACCAACGCGACAGGCGCGTCAGGAGTCGGCGTGCCGTTCTGCGTAGTGCGACCGTATACAGTGAGACCACGAATCCTTCTCTCTGCGCTGTCTTCAAGTACAAGCGTGCTACCCTTCGCGTCGTTAATGATTGCGCCCGCGTCAACACGTTCATCGATATAGGTCTTCGTGTCCAAGACGTATGCGACTTCCATGTGCGCACCTGCGCTGTTGTACACCGTAGTAATCGGACAGTAACTACGAAGTGCGGCGAACTGGTCAGCGGACAGTTCGGTCTCTACGGGCTTGGCAAGCGGATAGACAAATTCAATCGGGTTCTGCGCAAGCTGGGCTTTCCATTCGTCTACCGTCATCCCTTCACTGGGTTTACCGAAGCAGATGTTGGTTCGCGTTCCACCCTGACGCATTTGATTGACAGACAATTTCGCCATAGAGACCGTCTCTTTAACGTTGACGTGCCTGTTACTCATGATCGTTGTCAATTCATTCAAACAGTCAGGAACAGAAACATGGAACGCGCCCGTTATAGACCTCCAAGATGTCTCGCTACCGTCCAACATTTGGACTCCGACCCGGCGTACATACTTCGCCTTGCCCGTTGCCACATCGTAATCGATAGTGTCCGTGACCCACTGCTGACCGTTTGCATCCGTATAATTGCCGCCACTGTCGACGGTCACACCGTGAAAACCGTTCGGCGTGGCGACGGTCGCGGTCTGGACGGTTACAGGGTTTTCGGTTGCGGTCGTATTGCCGATAGTAACCCTTACTGTTTCAGTTGTTACCTTATTCCCGTTTTTGTCTGCTACATCACAACGATAGATATTCCCCGCCCGTGCTTCCGTCACGTCAAACGTCAGGGTTTGTGTGGTCGCACCATCCCAATACAGTTTTCCCCAAGTCGTGCCGCCGTCCGCGCTATATCGCCACTGATACGTCAGCCCGTCACCCACCGCGTCAACGTGAAAAACGACGTTCGCACCCACTGGCGTGGTCACGTTTCTCGGCTGGCTAATGATCGTGATGTGGTCACTACCACCTTCGACCACACCTGCCTTGGCGGAAACCTTCACGTCTCCGTCCGCGCCCATGGTCACAAGCGGGATCGGCGCACTCGGCGTAGGCGTGCCGTTCTGTGTGGTCTTGCCGTAGAGCATGACCTTGCGCAGTTTGCGGTCAGCACTATCGGACACGGTGATTACGTTGCCGCTCACGCCCTGCGTGACAGCAGGAGTCGCCGCGTCCATGTCCGCCGCAACGGAGTTAGCGCGGTCAGCGGCGGCGTTAGCGTTGGCGGTCGCGGTAGTAACACCTGCCATCGCCGCAGTCGCGGTGTCCGCCGCCTCTTTCACTTCCTCGAACCACGTCTTAATCTGCTCAGGCGGTTCGCCCGTTGTAGCCGTGGTGGTGCGGAGCACGTTCGTCTCGGTGACTGCGGAGAGCTTACGCTTGCCGGGGGCTTCACCCACGACCTCAAGCGAACCCTTGCCCGCCGTCACCGTGTCGACACTGCTCACGTCCCACACAAGCGCCTGGCCGTCCATGGGCGTCTTGGCAGGGTACGCCGCTACACCGTTAGGCGCGGTGACGAACAGACGGAGGGTGAGGTTGGGCCAGAACGTGAGCCAACCCGTACAGTCGATACGTACTGCCATTACGCCCGTCTCCGTCTGCCGACCAACGGTCAGAACAGACGGGAGGCGGGTAACGTCATAAGATACACTGTTCATGTTTGCCCCTCCTTTTACTCAGCACCATGCAGAAGTTTGGACATCTGTTCATACAGGACGTTCGCGATGACCTGCATGCCCGCGTCGTTCGGATGGAGAGCCGCGTCGTAAGAGTACGCCGCGAGGTTGCCGTCGTTCATGCCGCTACCATAGTAGAGGTCGGCGACAAGGAATCCCTCGTACCGTGCCACTTCTATAAGCAGGTCGGCGAACTCGTGCAAGTAAACGCCCGCGCTGTTCGCGTCTGCGGAAGATGCAGGTAGGAATCCGTCGAAGCCGTATGCTCTGCGAGGTGTCATCAGAATGATATGAGCCGCAGGGTTGAGACTGCGAATCTTATTCACCATGCGGCGCAAGCACTGCGCGTAGTTATCTCTCGCACTGCCGTCCATGTTCGCCTTGTAGTCAGCCAGCGTGCCGACCGCCGACAAGTTCGTCGAGCCCCAGTCGTTAATGCCGAGAGCGACGGTGTAGATGTCCGCTTTCACAATAGTGTTCACGTCGTAACCGAGCATAGTAACGCCGTTCACGCCGAGGTTCGTAAACCCGCCGAACTCGATCCTGTCTTGCAGTCGCGTCTGATAGCCACGTTCGGGTCTGTTCGACACGCCGCCGTTATCGTCAAGCCACGTAATACTGTCGCCGATAGAAGCCCAAGTTTTAGACGTGGTGAGCTTACTATTGTGCGCCGAGTCAAAGCCGAACGTGATTTCAGTGAAGCAGTCAAGCGCGCCACTCTTACTACCGAACCAGTTAAAGTAGCCGACGTGCGAACTGCTCAACGTCTCAGGGAACGTATAAGTATAACTCGTCTCGCCATACACGACCTTGCCCGTATGGAAAATCTCGTCACCCTGTTTTACGACAAACGCGCAAGCGTTGAACGTAGTCTTCGACTCGAAAGAGACCGACTTTACGCCCGCCATGTTGAACGCCACGCACTGATGACCGCTGTGCGAAGTGATCGTACCGCTCTCGGTCATAAAGCCAGCAGTAGAGTAAATCGGCATACTTGCCAGAGCGACAGTCTCCTTACTGTGCATGAGCATACCAGTCGTACGTGCGGTCAACATGTCAAACTGACTGCGTACCGCATCACCCGCACTGGGGTACGTCGCGCCCTCTGCACTCACTCGAAGGTCGACCACTTCCGCGTCGCCCGCCGTACCACCCGCGACAAGGTTGTCAATTCGAGCGCGTTCTACCGCGACCTTCTGCGACACATCGCCATAAGCGGAGAGCACCTGCTTGTAAACGTCAGGCAGGGGTGTGTACTGCGCCAGACCCGTAATCGCGCCCTGCTCGACGACCAGTGCGACGACCTCGGAGGTGCGAGTGACCGCGCCGGACACGCCGATGATGCCGAAGTAGAGTCGGCCCGCCTCAGCCAGTACCTCGCGCGGGATGACGCACGTATCGCCCTGCATGACTACCTGATAGACCTTGTCCCTGCTACGGTAGAAGATTGCGGTCTTGCCATAGCCCGACCACTTCTCGTCGAACGTCACGTCGATGCAGGTGGAGTTCTCGCCGCCCGAAGCAAGTTTCGGGATGCTTGCCACCTGCAAGGCTTGGTCTACACAGTACGCCTTAATCGTTGTGTACATGTTATTACCTCCTTATTGTGTTAATCGCATCGGAGATTTTGATTTCGTAGTCGATCTTGATGCTCTGACCCGTTCGCTCAAGCTGATTCAGTGTGCTACGGTTACTCGCCACGTCGATGCCCGTCAGCGAGACCAAGTCCTTGCCCAGTACGATAGAGTCGTTACGCGGGTCAAGAAGGTCGTAAGACCGACTACTCAGCAGGAATGTGCCGTCCACGCCGTGCGGCTTGCTCAGTACGCGGACGTTGTCACCCACGCGCAGAGCGTCGATGTTCACGTTCACGTTAGACAGGTCGACCGCCGACAGTTCAAGCGTGGTCACAATCATCTTGCTCACTTCAAGCTGCTTTCGCGCCTTGGTCAGCAGGTTCTTCGCAAGCGTTACGTCGTCCCAGTAGAAGGGGCGGGCGATAGTACCTCTCAGAGCGACAGCCTCGTCGTCCTTGATGTAAAGTAAACCACCGTTTACACTTGCGATGGTGACACGCTCACCCGTCTCCTCGTTCTTCGCGCCGTACGGGTAGATGACCGTAGCGAGGTCGGGGTTCTCACCTGTTCGAGAGAAGTTCAGCAAATTCTCGCCGAACTCAATCGTCTGACCGCTCGTGTCGTCGAGAGATCCGAGCCAGTTAATCACGCGCTGACCGTCAGGGTCGGTCGTGAAGACGATGTAACCGCCGACGTACTCGACCAACTTGTCGATAACGTCCGACACCTGCGATGCTTCTTCGCACTCGATCCACTGGTAGTCGTTCGGGTCACGCGCCGTAATCTTGCCGACGCGGAACTGCTTGAACGGTTCGACCTGCGCGTTATAGCGTCGGATTGCGTCGGAGAAGATGACACGCGGGTCGACCTGATACTTGTACGGCTGCATGACCGCGTCGGACAGGAAGCACCGCTCACCCTCGCAGGTAATCGTCCTCTGGTTATAAAAGTTATCCGTCGGATAGAGAGCGCGACCTCGGAAGACAGTCTCTCCATTTCGACGGATTTCCACTATCGTACGATAGCTCGTAAACGCGTTGTAGGCAGGATGGTCGGGAGGCATGACGATTTTCGCCGTGCCTCCCTTGTTTACCCCGACCTCAGCCGTCAGACCGAGCAGTTCGTACCCTTCAAGCATAGGGTCATAGATGAGCGACCCGTCTGCGTACAACTGTACCATTACAGAATCGCCTCCCTGTAGGTGAAGGTGAGGTCGCCGTTGCCACTGTACGTAATGACTGTATTACCTTGCGGCAGGGTCAGGTCGGGCAGTTTATACACGCCTCTGGTAAGCGTCCACGACTTCGTACCGCACGTCAGCCGTACGCGCGAACCGTAGCCGATGACCTCGACTTCGGGCACGAGGATGCGTCTGCCGCTGTTGGACAGTACCGCCATATACTCGGTCGCCAAAGCCATGACGCTAACCTGCTTCACCAACTTACTGTACCGCCACGGTCTACACACCGCCGTCACATTGACCGCCGCGTGCGCCATGTCACTGTACTCCGTCTCAATCTGGAGGCGACCGACAGCGTAGCGGTCAGGGTCGTCGGGGAAGACGATTTCGACCTGCATACCGTTCAGTGTGTTCGCCATCTCAGAGATGAGCGCGTCACGGTCGAGTCGCGTACCATCCGAGCACTCGAATCTCGCCGTCAATTCTCGACTGTTGTAGCGGGGGTCGCCGCCCGTCAGCGAGGTAGACAAGTCGAGGGGGCCTTCACTGCGACCCGGCACTTCGACGTAGTTCGTCTGTGCTTCGGGCTCAGGGAAAGACCAGCCCGTCAGTGTCCAACCGCGCTCCGCCGTGTCGTAATCGCCGAAGACGAAGCCGCGCTTCTTGCGCTTCTTAGGCGTGACGATGACCGTCACCGCCCCGTCCTCGCCTCCAGACGCTTCGCGCGCCGTGACCGTCGCGTACACGTCAGACTGTCCAGACGCGCTATACGAGCCGAGCGTCTCCACGCGGTAGTAGTAAACACCGCCCACAGTGGACGGGCTCTCCACATTACGCGACCCAGAGGTCGACGTGCTCTGCACGTTCTCCACCAGACTGTATGTGCCTCCGACCGCCGTAGAGCGGTAGATTCTATAGCCCGTGATAGTGTTGTAGCCACCGGCCCCTGCACCACTCCACGACAGCGTAACGCGTACGCCGAGCAGAGGGTTCGAGTCGGAGACCTCAACGGTCGTAGGCGCGGTCGGATCAGTGTACGAGCAAAGCGTACACGCCCTACTGGCAGGACTGTCAGAGTGTTCGCCCTTCGCGACGACCGTGAACTGGTAGGCTTTACCCGGCGTGTCGTGCGCCTCCACGTTGAAACGCGTGGTCGCCGCCGTCAGGTTCGCCTCAAGCAGTTCACCGTCGCGGTAGATGTCATAACCCTTGATGGGGTTATTCGCGCCCGCTGTCGCACCCGACCAACTGAGGGCAACCGTCGCGCTCGGCAAAGCGTAGGCAGTCGTCTCACTCTCGACCGTGACCGACGTGGGCGCAGTCGGCGAGGAGAACGTACTGGTCAGCATCGCGTACGTGCCAGACAGGTCACTATCGAGACCCGACGCGCCGAGTGCCTTGACCCTAAAGTAGTACGTCTCACCGTTGCCCGTCGGGGCTGTCACGCCCACACTGGTTGTCACGATACTCGCGTACAAGAAGTACGATCCGTCCACACTTTCGGAGCGGTAGACCTCGTAGCCCGCGATAGCGTTGTTCTCACCCTCGACCGCACCACTCCACGACAGCGTAGCCGTCGCGCCGGGGGCGACGTTGGTTGTACTAATCTGTACCGTCGTCGGCGCGGTGATCGCGGAGTACGAGCACGTCAGTTCCGCATAGGCTACGGACTTCTCACTGTCGAACCCGCTGACTTCACCGACCGTCAGTACCTTGTAATAGTACGCCGTTCCGTTCGTAGTCGGAGCGGAGACCACTACACTGCCCGACGTGGTCGTAGACGACACAGCCTTTAGCAGTTCGTAGTCATCCTCGCTGTCGGTAGAGCGATAGATGTAGTAACCCGCGATGGGGTTGTTCTCACCTGCCGCCGCACCAGACCAAGAGAGCGTTACCTTCGCGCCGGGGGCGGCGGTCTCAGAGCCGAGCGTCACCTTCTCAGGCGCACCACAGTTCGTGTAAGAGACGTACGTGAGCGTGAGCGTTGCAGAGTTGCTTGTTCTCACGGTCAGCTTGTCAGTGCCCGATAGGGTGATCGTGGACAGGTTATTCCAGTCGAGCTGCGTCGACGGCGCACCGCCGAACTTCGCCCACACGCGGTTCTCGCTACCCGTGTTGCAGGTAGACGCGATGGTCGTGCTACTGCCCGCCCCGTCAGTCAGGGTCATTACGGTGTCCGCGTTGTAGTTGTACGTCGATACACCGCAGTACACCGAGAGGGTCGCGTTTGTTACTACCGCACTGTCAGGCAACGTCGCGGACAAACCCGACAAACTGGCGGACGGGTGCGAACTAAATTTCAGTTCAGTACCGAACGAAGCCGTATATGTTACTGTCGCCATACTGCCACCTCCTTAAATCGCACCGCGTGCCGCCAGTAGTCGTCTCTGACCAAGTGCCGCGTCGTACATAGCCACCGTACCGCCGACCAACTGTCTACCGTCGAGACTGATGACCTGTCCCTTCTCGATAGCCGACAGAATCTTGTCGAGCTTGCCGAGCATGGAACTGTCCGTCTGCGCCGTAACCGTCGCGGCAATCTGTGCGCCTCTGTGTTGCAGGTCACGTTCGAGGGCGAGACCGTCGAAGCTCGTACCCATGACCGTGTCGCTCAGACCGCCCATAGCCGCCTCGACCGCACCCTCGCTGTTCTCGATGCCCTGCGCGAGACCAAGACCGATGTTCTTACCAATTTCGTCACGGAAGACGCGCGACGGCGACTTGATGCCGAACGCGCTCTTGAACGCACTGACGATACTGCCGCCGAAACTGGAAATCTGCTCCCACAGCCAAGTTATCGTGCTCAAACAACCCTTCACGAGACCCTTCATAAGATCAACACCAATACTGAGCATCTTCGAGGGCAGACCCTTGAGCGTGTTCCAAATTGTATTCCACACAGACTGCGCCACCGTTTTCAACGAGGCGATACACGACTTGATGCCGTTACCGAAGAACTTGAACGCTTTCGCGCCGAGGTTGAGCAGGTTCTCTGGCAACTGCTTCACGAAAGTGATACTCGCGTCCACTGTCTGCTTACCGATGTTCTTAATCCAGCCCCACATGCTCTTGATGCCCTTGCCGAGAAGGTCGATGCACTTCTTACCGAGTGAGAGCCAGTTGAACGCTTCCCACACGTCGACGATGGCGGTAATGATTTTCGGGATGTTTTTCACCAAGGTCGGGATCGCCTTTACGATACCTTTGATGAGTTCCCAAATAATGCCAACACCCTTCGCCAGAATCTTCGGGAAGTTGTCGTTAATCAGGTTCGCAAACTTGGAAATAATCTCCGGCGCACGCGCGATGAACTCAGGCAGGGCTTGCATGAGACCCTTGACCAAGTTCGTAATAAAGTTCATGCCTTTCTCAATCAGGACAGGGAGTGCGACAGTCAGCTTATCCGCGAATCCATCGAGCAAGTCGAGAGCCTTACTCACGAACGATGCGGCGTTGCCTTGGATGCCCTGCGCCAACGAGCCGACAATCTGAGCCGCGCCCGTAATGAGCGACGGAATGAAGTTGAAAATGCCCTGTACAAAACTCGTCAGCAGACTACTCGCAACGCTCACGAGGTTCGGCGCAGCCGCCGCGATGGACGAGCAAAAACTCGTTACCATTTCGGTTGCCTTGGACATGAGCAGAGGAAGACCTGTCACGATGCCGTTAATGATCCAGTTCAGAAACTCCGAGCCCATCTGACCAAGCTGAGGGAGGAGGGTCTGGAACGTGCCAAACGCTTGCGAAAACGCATCTCCAAGGCTCGTCAGCATTTCGGTCATCGACGTTTTACCGTTGACGAAGTCCGTAAGTGCTTGGACAGCATCTCGCATAGGCTGATTGAACATGTTGGTGATCTTGACAGAAAGTGTCTCGAACGAACCGCCCAACTCTTCAACGTCACCCGCGAGGTTATCACGCACAATGTCGGACATTTCTTGAGCCGCGCCGCCAGAAGACTCAATCGCCCCGACCAACTTATCAAAGTCTTTGGGACTTTGATTCACGATGGACAGCAGACCCGCCATGCCCGTCTTGCCCGCAATCGTAGCCGCGAGGTTCGTTTTCTGTTCCTCAGTCAGACCCGCGAACACATCGCGCAACTCGGTCATAATCTGAGACAGGGGTTTCATGTTGCCCGACGCATCGGTTAGGGTGATGCCGTACCGATCCATTGCAGTCGCCATAGCGGCGGTCGGCTTTGCCATATTTGTGAACAGTGAACGCAGGGACGTACCCGCTTTCTCGCCAGAAATACCCGCGTTAGCCATCGCACCGATTGCGACCGCAAGGTCTTCCATTTCGAAACCGAGAGCACCTGCGACGGGGCCGACATACTGGAACGCGTAGCCCATTTCCTCAACGTCAGTACACGTTTCGGCGGCAGTCACCGCAAGAAGGTCGGCGAACATAGTCGCGTCTCCCGCCTCGTAGCCGAGCGCGTTAATCGCCTGAGCCGTAATCTCGGCGGCACTTGCAAGTTCAATACCGTCTACAGAGGCGAGGTGCATAACGCCGGGCAAGCCCTTCATTATCTTTTCTGCGTCCCAACCCGCCTGAGCCAGATACGTCATTGCATCAGCCGAGTCGTTCGCGGAGAACTTGGTCGTCGCGCCCATCTCCATAGCGAGGTCGGTCAACTCGCTCATACTCTCCTTAGTACGGTCGTACTCAGGGAGAAGAGCTTTAACCTTCGACATGGTAGCGTCAAAACTCATACCCGTCTGGAGCATGTACTTGCCCGCTTCTTTCAGACACTCAACCAGTTCACGCAAGCCCTCAGCGAGAAGGTCGGCGACCGCACCCTTGAAGACTGTAAAGCCACCGCCCGCTTTATCTGCGGCGGAGGACAGCCCCGACATTTCACTCTTGGTCTCGTCGAGTTCGTCGCCCAGTTTGTCGACTTCCTTAGCGGACTCCTGCGCCTCATCGCCGAACTCATCGACCGCGTCCTCAGCCTTGTCAGCGTAGAGAGCCGCCTTAACGTATGCAGTATTTACGTCGTTAATCTCGGACTTGTAACCATCCATTTTATTGGACGTTTCGATAATCTGACGACGAAGTTCTCGCACCTGAGAGACCGACGCTTCGCCCTTCTTGAACCGCTCTTGAACTTCTTTCTCCGCCTGTTCGAGCAGTTTCAGTCTCTCCGCACTGTTCTCGACCGACTCGGCGAGAATGTCGTGCTTCATCCTGAGAAGGGTTACATTGTTCGGTGCTTCTTTCAAAGCCCTGTTTACGGAGGTCAGTTCCTTGTTGAGGTCGGAAGACTTAGTGTTTACTTCCTTCATGCTGTCCGCGATTTCTTCGAGAGCCGACTTAGCGACTTCGTTCTTCGCGTTCATCTCTTGGACAGCCTTAGCGACTTCTTCCGACTCGTCACCGAGTTTACCCAACGCAAGATACGTACCGTTCAACTGCTTCTGGTAGTCCTTCATCTTGGACTCGGTTTCCATGATCTCGCGCTGGAGGGCACGGTACTGCTCTTCCTCCTGCTCGGTGCGGCTCTCCTTCGCCGCCATCGCCCTCTCGAACTTATCCAGTTCTTCGAGCTTATCGCCGCATGCCGAGATAGCCTTGGTCAGCAGTTCGGTCTTCTGCCTCAGTGCGTCAGTGTTGGACGGGTCAAAACGGAGTAGCTTGTTTACGTCGGTCAGCTCTTTCCGCATGCTCGACATCTGCTTCTCAGCAGACTTAACAGCGTCACTCAGTTTCCGAGTATCGCCGCCGATTTCAACAGTAAGACCTTTAATTGTCCTACTCGCCATGATTTACTCCTCCTTTCCCAGTTTCTTACGAAGCGTAGAGCGGTCAGGCTTTGTCTGTTCCATACGCCATGCGTTGTCGAGATACTCCTGACCTGCCTCTGTTCGACTCAGCATGTGGATGAACGCGTCTCTCCGCCACATGAGGTACTGTACCAAGTCCAGTCCTCCGATCTCGAAGAAGTTGAGACCCGTGTACTCGGAGACCAAGTGTTCGTCCCATGAGTCGACTGTATAATGATGGTGTCCCGCACTATCCTTACTTGGGTAGTACGGGAGCATCAGTTTTTTTCACGCATAATAGAGGTGATAAAGTTCACGTATGCCTTGTAAACAAGGATCGCGGACTCCAAGTCTACGTTATACTTGCCTCTCAGTTCCTCCGCAGTCACCTTAACTCGGTCGCGGTTGAAGCTCAGGAGGCGGGCAAGGATGTCGTAGAGCGCGTCAACGCTGTCCTTTTCTCCGTCCTCCGCACCGTCAAGCCCCGCAGACAAAGCCTGTAGTTCCTTGAACAGGTCGAGCGTCGGAGTCTTTACACGAAGAACGGTCTGCTCTTCGTCCATCAACGTCAGGTCAAGCGTGGGTCGCTGTACAGTGTTAAGATTCAGTTCCATGATGCCCCTCCTAAAAGAAAGACGGAGAAGCACGATGCCTCTCCGTCAAAATTGTTTTACGCAGCCGGGATTTCCTCAATGAGTTCAACGAGCGTGCCGTTGTCGTCATGAGGCAGAGCCTTGAACTCCGGCTCGACGACCGTACCTTCTTCGGGAGAGAAGGTCAGCGTCGCACCCGCAGTGTTACGACCCTTAATGAGAATCCACAGGTTGCCGTCTACCTTGTCCTCGTGGTAGAAGCAGATAGCGTAGTAGCCGCCCTGAGCGTTGCCCGCACCACCAATCTTAGTCGTGCGCTTGCCCTCCGCAGAAGTGGTCTGGCAACGGTCAATCAGCTTGGTCAGCGTCTCGCCGTTCCAAGTCAGCAGACCGCACTTGAGCAGGGCTTCTTCGGAAGTGGTGATAATCTTGGACACGTAGCCAAGGTCGTCCTTTTCCTCGTAAGTTTCCTGCGTGTACTCAAGAGCCGCGCCGCCCTTGATGTAGCCCAGAAGATTGTCGTCCACGCACAGCGTGTCGACCGTGGGCATTTCCTCAGAGAAAGCGGACAGATAAATCTTGCCCGAACCCAGAGTGATAGTCTTCTTATCGCGCTTCGCCATAGGTTAGTTCCTCCTTTTTTCAACGTAAGTAAAGTCGTAAGTGACTTGATAGCACTGTTCATTCTCGATCCAGTCACGGTCTCGCTTCGTCCAGAACATACCCGCGTCACCCATCGCCTTTTCAAGTGCCGCCTCAGCCGCGTCGTCAGGCTCATACTCAAACATCTGAATGGTGACATCGTGAGTGAAGAGACAGGGCGACATGCCGTCCGCGCCGTCTGTGCTGATAAGGTCAGCCCACACCGCATACGTCGTTTTAGGCGGGCGTACGAAGCGATTACGACGGTGCAACACGCCTGACGCGTTCATAATCTCATTTACCACGTTTAATCACCTTCTCTATGTCTTTGATGTAGTCGTCCAACACGTCTTCGAGTGCGTCCTTGAGGAACGGGTCGGGTCTCGTCGAACCGCCGTACCACAGCTTGTGACCTTTGACAAGCAGGTGGGTCAAGCGGTACTCAGGGGCCTTGACATACCAAGTATGTTTCGTCTCGCCGAGGCGGGACTGCTCCGACTTCGACGCAATATGCGGTCTGAACTCGCCGCGCTTGCCGATAGGTGCTTTGTCGATGGTCTTACGTTCGAGCTCTCTAATCGCCCTCTTGCCCACCTTGAACACGCCGTCAGACACGTCCTTGTGGTAGTTCTTTAGCATCTTAAAGATTTCGTCCGTCAACTTCTCCGATTCGAGAAGAATCTTAGCCATACGCCTCACCTATCAATCTGACGGTGCGGTTCTGCTCCATGAAGTCGTCGTAGCCTTGGATGTTGTACCAACGCCCCTTGTAGACGATACGATAGGACTGCGGCTCGTACACCGCGTCCTCCAGAGCCCTACTCCACCGCACCTCAAACTTGAGGCGCATGTGGAACTGCTCTGTGCCCGCCGCTACGTTCTCGCGGTCGCCCCAACCAAACGACTGAGCCTGATTGACAGACAGCGCGTGGAGGCGCAGATGGTCAGTCCACTGCTCAGTGTCAGGGTCGCGCTTCTGAATGGTAAACGGTTTGTAGCTCACGCTCTCACCGCCTCCCGAAGCTGTCTAAGCTCCAGTCGGAGTTGCCATTCCATATCAGCGATAAGACGACGCTGAGAACCGATAGCCTTATACGTCAGACCGCGATTACTGTACAGGTCGTCAAGGTAGAGGAGCACAAGCTCTCTCGCTCTCGGATCGTTGGGCATAAGCGTCTCAACGTCCTCACCGACTGAACCGTGTAGAGTGCTGATGGCGGTGGACAGCATCCTCGTCACAACGGCGAGAATGGTTTCATCCGCGTAGTCAATGCCCAGATATTGAAGGGCTTCTTCAAGGGTCGGCATAGTCACCGCCTCCTCTCATAAAAGTCAACCAGACAGGGGTTAGCCCTGTCTGGTCGCTTAAATGTTACGCTACGGTCAGTTCGCCGCGAACGATAGCCTGAGCGTCCTTGACTTCCCAGTCAGCACGCATGATCGCACGCCACAGGGTCATGTCCTGCTCGAACGCGTTGAAGCCAGTAACCGCCGCCGTGTTGGACATAGCAATGGTCATCTGCTTGCGGTCGAACATCTTGCAGTATTCCTTGAGGTCGCCGACGATGAACGGCAGCTTGCCCTCGTTGGACGGCAGAACCGCGTTCGGCACGACAACCACGGGAATACGACGAGCACCGACAGACAGGTACATGTTCATGTGGTCAGCCGGGTCGGGAGCAAGCAGGTAACGCTTGTTCGCGTCCTTGAGGGTGTCGAGGTACTGGAGACCGTCGGAGTTGGTAACGATGCGGACAGTGCCCGCGAACGCCGCCAGATCGACGTTGACAGCCTTCTTGATGTCGTCGATGGAAGACATCGCAACGGCTTCCTTCTCGGTGATCTTAGCGAGAATCTGCGCGTTCTCGGTCGCGACTTCCTCGTCACCGAGCCACTCGACTACGAGGTTGGCGATAGCCGCGTCGGAGTCTTCGAGCAGTTCGTTGGTGACAGGCAGGTAGCCCGCGTACTTTTCGATTTCGTAGGTCATGACCTCGAACTGGGGCGCAGAGGTCTGCGGAATCTTGCCGCCCTCGCCGACCTTAACGAGACCAGTGTGCTGGGCACGGGTCTTGTAGGTACGACGACCCTTGTTGGTGGTGACATGCTCGTAGTCAATCAGGGTACGCAGGGAGAACTTCTCCTCCTTGTAGCGATTGACAGCCGTGCGGATGTCTTCGGGAACGGTGTAGCCGCCGTCCGCCGCAGTGGTCTCGTTCATGTTCTTGAAGCCCGCACGAGCGGCGTTCGCCAGAGCCTTGAAAGCGTCGACCTTCTCGGTAGACTTTTCCTGCTCGGAGGGCACGCCCGCCTTAGCCGCCTTTTCAGAACGCTCCAGAACTTCAAACTCCTTCTGGAGAGCGTCGATTTCGTCCAGAATGGACGCAGCCTTTTCGATGTCCTTGTTCTCGCCGTCGGTGTAACCCTTAGCCTCCTTGGACTTTTCCAGAATCATGTTCTGGAGTTCACGCATACGCTTGTTCATGTTGTTTCCTCCTTATTCGTTGTCGGTGTTGTGCTTGGCTCTCACATGCGCCAGACGCGCTCTGATTGCCATTGTGGTAGCTTTTTCGAGTTCTACCGTGTTCTCGGTAGGCTCTTCCGTGATGACGGTCTCAGGGGCTTCCTGAGCCTCGTGGACGGTCTCGCCAGTGTAGCTCTTCGTCACGCCCGCCTTTTTCTGAGCGGGCACGGCTACGAGGCTAAACTCGTAAGCGTCACTGCAACCCTCCAGTGTGAACGTGCAGACTTCCTTGCCGCCCGCCTTGTCGTAAGACTTGCCGGGCCAGTGGCGGCAGTACGCCTTTACGTTGTCCGTCTGGCAGATGCTACAGATCGCAGACGACGCGGCAAAGCCGACAGAGCCCTCGCGCTTAATACCGCCCTTGATCTCTTGAATCAGGTCGGCATTACTCGCCGTTCGCACCATGTAGCAATGCGCCACAAGTTGCATGTACGCCTCGCCCGTCTTCGTGGACTTGCCAGTCTCGACGAGCTCAGTAGCGTAGATTCGCGCCACCTGATTGTCCGCGATGTGACGGTGATCCTTGATGACCGTCTTGCCGAGGAACAGCTTTTGCAGGTCTTGCAAAGCCCGCTGAGTAAACCGCTCATACTGTCTGTCGACTTCGTTATCACACAGAACAGCCTTGAACGTGTATACTTCCTCAGCCGTCAGCGGTTCGAGTGCGTACTTGTTAATCTGCTTGAGTTCGTCCTCAGTCACTTCCTGCGGGGCGATGCTTGCCGCCTTACAGATCATGCCGGGGATGACTTCGCTCGGCGCGTGCTCGTTTTTCTCGTACACGACTTTCCCTCCTTCCTGTCAGAGTCTTTATGGTCATCAGGCTTTTGAGTGTCCTGCTGTCCATCCTTCGGCTTGTCCTCTTCCGAAGACTCTGCCTCGTCCTTGGGCTTGTCCTCGTCCTCAGCCTCTTCGGTCTGCTCCTGCGCCTGTTGCCACTGAATACCAATCTGCTCAAGCGTTACAGTAGAGCCGTTGCCGATAAGCTGGTCGCCGCCCTCTTTGGCGGGAAGGTCGAGTTTCTCTCGCGCCTCGTTGGGCGTGTACAGGAAGTTGCTCACGGCGGACACGAGCGTCTCGACCTGCGACTTCTGGTCGGAACGAAGGAGAGCCGCAGTGTTGAACTTGACGTGATAGCCCTTCTCGTCTTCCGCATCAGTGAGGAGCTTGTAACCCGTCTCCTGCTCCCATCCAGTCAAAATAAAAAGCAGTGTGTCCGTAAGGAAGGACAACTGCTGTGCCTCAGCCGAGGCGTAACTGGACTTACTATAGTCGCCAATCTGCGCGGGCTTAATGCCGAACGCCGAGGCAATCTGGAGAGCAGTGTACTGCTTAATTTCGAGGAACTGACTGTCGGACAGTTTGAGGTTGAGCGGGGTGAGTTGCATGCCGAACGGCACAGGGATGATGTTCTCGATGCCCTTGCTCTTCATCTCGCCCTTAGCGTAGGAC